TCAAATACAGTTATTTTCATAAATTCTATCATATACTTTCTGAGCTTCTCGTCCAAACTCATTGGAATCATAATAATCTGGTGGTGCAAATCCTTTTCTATCAATACAATCCCCAATAGCATCCAATATTTGTCTGACCTTCCCCTGAAGAATCCATTTATCAATATCTGTTATATTATTTTCTAAAAAAATCCTGTCTCTATCACTTAAAATCATTTTCCTCTAATGCTGGCATTTCCTAAATAAAATTGTTTAAATAAACTATATCAATATAAAACAAAAAGTCCCAAATTTTGGGACTTTTGGGCTGCCGCAGACCGGAATCGAACCGGTTAAAGTGCATTTATTACAAATGCAGTGTTTTTGAGACTTTGCGTAAAAAGCCGATAAACACTACATTTTATATATAAGTAAGTTGTACTAAAAGACACGTTTTTCACAATAATATAAAACTATGCAACACGAAATGCAACACGAATTTTAATTTCTTATACCCTCTCCACTTTCTTCAGATACACCCATCCTGCACCGCTTTTCAGCTTGCCGAATCCGTTCTTTTCTTCTACGATCTCGTACTTACCTGGCTGCAAAAACGTTCTGGCAGCACTGTATGTTTTGGCCGGTCCTGTTCTGACCGGGACATTCGCAGTTTTCGGCTGTACCTTATATGGCAACTTGGAGGATGTGTAGACCTTTTTTCCGGCATCGTTGTAGACATGATAACCGGCGTGCTGATCTGCACACTGCTTCGCCTTCTTCAGTGTCTGAAACGCTCCGATCTGGCTTTTCTCATTTTTCCAGGTCTTGCGGACACGGTACCATGTTTTGCTGGTGGCTGGGAGAATGTCGCCATTCTGTCCGGAAATAGCTTTCTTGAACGCATCCCAAGTGTACGTACCTGTATTGTATACATACGGATTTGGACAGATTTTTCCGGTCACATCATAGTGGCGAATGACATGATCTGCAGGGATGTTATATTTCTTCATCAGGTATCTGGTCAGCTCAATAGCAGATTGTATTGTTGCTCCTTCAAAATACCAGACTCGCCGCGTTCTTCTTTCGCACACACATCTCAATCCCAATGCTATTAGCGTTTCTGCATTCCGGATGTTTGTAACTGCTCGCCCCACAATGCCAGGCGATATTCCGATCTTCCACGCACTGCCAAATTTCGCCGGCGAAACCGACAAAATAGTGTGCGGATGCTCCACGATTACCACCGCCGTAATATGAACAGTTTTCCTGTGCTCCGCCCAATGCCCCAACATAATGGATCACAATATATTTGATCCTGGAAATATTGCCTGGATTATAATTGTAATTTGAAATCATTCGGTTAATCTTGTTCATAGTCTCTACCGCCTTTCTCAGAGGACGCTCATGCGTCCCCTTTTTTCTCTGCTTTCTGTGTCAGTATGTCGATCGCATTGGCGATCACTGCCGGCAGCGGTATGCCCATCAGTCCGGCATTCTCTACGATACTGATCAGCTCGTTCGCCATAAATCCGATGATCACAGCATTCCTGATGTAATCCACACCGATTGCCAGATCCAGCCGGTATGCCACCAGAACAAACAGCAGCGTCATGCATTTCCTGCACAGACCTTTCCAGCCTGTCCGGCTTTCCAGTGTTCCGGATTCCGTCTTCTTGCTGTTGTGGAACACACCGGCAACAATCAGACCGGATATGTAGTCAATTGCCATGAAAATGATTAAAGTTACAAGAGCCTGATCCCAGCCTCCAAAAAAATAAGCAATCGTCCCACCGATTGCTCCTGTGATCGTGCAAACCATTTCTTTTTTCATCCTCGTTAGTCTTTCCTTTCTTGTTACTCTGTGAGAACATTGATTCTTCGCACCCAGATACCTTCGCCGTTCTCGTTGGCTGATATCATCATATACTTTGCATTATCCGGAACAGTAACGATATAATCACAGTCCCCTTCTTCTTCGATTTCTACAGCTGAAACCATTGTGAATCCGGCACTGCTGTTATCAACTGCAAAAATAATCGGATATTTTCCGCGTCCACTACCGGCTCGTGATACCATGCTCGTATGTATGATATACCGTTCGCCTCGTTGTACATTCAGTGTTGTACACTGTGTTTTTGCCCCTTCCATAAGTACACACGAACTGCCAGCATCTTGTGCTTCCCACAGTTTGCCGTCTGTGATAGACACTGTTTTTTTCTACTGAAAAAATTGCCTGTACATTCCGGACATCCTTGCGTGTTTTTGCCATCAACGCCTTACTCTGTCCTGTAATACCTGCCATCTTTGTTTCCATATCTTTTACGTGCTCATTTGTATAACTCTTACACGCCTCAGCGTTATTGTAACATTCTTGGATGCTGTCATGGATCGACTGCCGGACATCCCGCCCGTAGACTGCCGCCAGTATCTTTTTTAAGTTCTCTGTTATAGCCATTCCTGTTCCCCTTTCCTATGAAAATGTCAGCTTCAATGCCGCATGCACACCACATGGTGCATTGTTGACTGCGTTGGTTGTATTCGGCATCGTTGCGGCAATAGATACCATATTACGGTTGACAACGCCCCGGTAGGACGATGCCGCTACCAGCGTGGATGCATTGCCACCATAAATATAATTCCCATTCTGCCGGATCTGCAGTCCGGTTGCCGATGCTATGCTAACAGAACTGCAGCCGACAATCGGTGTCGATACCGGAATGCAGAACTGCACTTCCTTGCCTGCGGATGTCACATAGCCAGCCGTGAAACATTCAATATTTATGCTGTCGCCCTTGGTCAGGATATTCATATTTCCGACTACAAACCAGTATGATCCGCTGTAGACCAGCTCCAAAACTGTGTACTGCTCGATCAGTTCTGCCGGGATGTTGCTGTTTTTGTAGTAGATCGGCTTCGCTCCGGTGGCATTGACGTTCAGTGTTGGATTTGTGGCCGTGTTGGCGTAGTTGAATCGTACTGTGATCCGTGCACCGGTGTACAATTTGAAACCTGTCAAACTAACTGTTTTGGCGGCGGTCGCACCAGCTGTATAACATATTGCGTAATTTCTGACTAATGCATCTGTATCTACTGCAATACCATCGTGATCGCAGTATGTTTTCCCATTGCTCGCAATTCGTATTTTGGGAGTGTTAATATAGCCATTGTTCAGATCTATAAGAAATCCACTGCCTGAAAATGCTTCTCCAGAAGAACCGCTATAATTTCCGGATTTTAGTATACCTTTTTGGAATGTACCGAGATTATCACTGATAGCCGCTATACCGTCATTCTCCAGATCTTTTGCATCTACAGTCTGTACATTTGACACGGAAAATGGGCTTGGTTCTGTATCAAAATTTTCTACCTGTTCGACTTGAATTCCAGAAACTATATACAAAGCACCCTCCATATAACCAAAACCTAATGCTATATATGGAAAATCTTCAACGCACGTGTATTTTATTGTTTTCCTTTCCCATTGCAAACTGCAATAAACATATTCACTTTTCTTAGATGCTAAGGTATTTCCATTATACAAATGACTACGTTCTTTGCTTTCCCATATCAAAAACTCAATTCCTCTGTTTTCTGATTCAGAAAGATAAGGACATCTTATATAGAAAGAAATCAGGTATTTTTTTCCAGGGACTAAAGTTATGAAACCATCATGCTTTTTGCTGCTCCCCAAAATAAATCCATTTTCTGATGGCAATATTTCCTCTCTTCCGTCAAGCCATAGTGCATTGACCCCGGGAACATTAGGTGCTTGTGGAAAAAATGATCCGCCACATTCTTTTACTTCTGCTCTTTGCCTTATTCGATAATCTTCAAAATATGAAAGTAATGTACTTTCCGTGATTGTTGCAAAATTATCATATCCAAGATTATATAAATTACTGTTTAATCCAAAAGTTAATTTATCTACGCTGATTGCACCTGCTGCTATCTTATCTGCACTGATTGCACCCGCTTTGATTTTTTCTGCTGTCACGCTGCCTGATGCCAGTTCGCCTGCGGTAATGGTGCCTGTTGCGATTTTATTTGCTGTGATGGTCTTTCCCGCAATTTCATTGGCAGTAATGCTACCTGTCACAATCTTATCTGCAGTTATGCTTTTCCTGGTCAGTACATCACCATCTATCGTATTTACATTCTGAGATACCAGTTTACCTGCATTATTGATTGCATAGATGATCGAATTCTTATCGCCACAGATGATCAGTCTTTCCACCGATAATGTACCGGCAGTGATTTTGTTGGCTGTCAGCTCCACTATTTTCGCATCGGTAATAGATCCGTCTGCAATTTGAGCAGAACCTACAACACCGACACCTATCATTGCAGTTGTAATACTTCCGTTTTTGATATTTGCAAGATCTATCTTTGCATAATTTGCATCTAACGAACCAAGAACCGCATTTACAGCCTCAAGTCTTCCGGTTATTATCACCTTGTAATCAGCTAAATTTCCGGAAATACTATCAATTCTGGCATTCGCTGCATCCAGATCTTTTATATTTGCCTTATCTGTCTTAATAACTTTGATCTCTGCCTCGCCTGCCGTCAAACGCCCACTGATATTTGCATTTTCTGTTTTCAACTGTTCTATGTTTGCTTCTCCGGCTTCCAGTCTTTTGGTGGTCAGATCTGCAAATTCACCATAAATCGCACTCATTTTATCGAATGTAGCTTTTGTTGCTTTCAAATCATCAAAGCTTGCCTTCTGTCCTATGATTTCTTTCGCTGCAACCAATTCTATGTTCAGCCGTTCAATCGCCTGTGCTGTTGGTCCTTTACTGCTACTTATGCTCCCGGATTCAATTTCCGTTTTTCCCTGACTTTCAATTTCTGTAATTAATCCACCATCATAATCCATCGACAGCTTCATAATCGGGATCTTACTTTTCCCTCCGTATTTATCGTGAATAGTAACGATATCTCCTATGTCAAGACGTGGATCTCCAAGAAAAGATACCGAAGCAGGCTGAAAAGTAAAATCTTTCAGC